TATAGGTGCACCACCACCAGTTGGCAATTTATTTTTTAATAAATAAGGCTTTTCTTTTGCTAGTTTTGTTTTTACATATTCAGCAACAGGAAGTTGTTCATATCCATCAACAACAATAGGTTGCCCATCTTTTATTTGTATTTGATCCTTTGGAACTAAATTATTTAAAACTAATTCAGGATCATGTGTTATTTCAGATAAAGCTTGTATTGCTGGTGCAATAAGTTCAAGCTCTCTATTTCTTGCTTCGAGCTTTTGTATCTTATCTTTATCCTCTGCTGACTTATCTCTATATTGTTGTTCAAGAAGAGTCTTTGATTCTTCGTATTTACCTTCTTTTTCTAAATCTTCTTGTTCTTTTTTTTGTTTAAAAGCTAATAAAGCCTCGTAGTCCTCTGGAACAGATTTTTCAGTTGTTGGTTTCTGATTTTTTAATTTACCAATAAGTTCATAATTTTTTGCTTCAAGTTTTTTAACTGAATCTTTTAGTTGTTCCAGTTCTTGATTGTTTTCTTGTGGCGTAACCACAGTTTCATTTTCTTCAGACATAAATTAGTCGTAAACTAAACGTATTATATTATTTATATCACCATTTGACCTTTGCTGCCCAAAAAGCCCCAGACATTTTTCCTCTTGCAATATTTTTTGCATGACGAGCAAGAAAAGATTTACGTCTTGCTTTACCTTTATCTGTTTGTGGATTTTTACCAGCACCAGATACACCTTGCTGTCCAAACCTAATTAATTTTACTTTATCACCCTCTTTTGCTAAAACTGCATGGGATTTTGTTGGATGACTTGGAGTTCTTTTCGGTTTATTAATACCAGTAAAGGATTCTTTCCCACGTTTAACTGTCATTTTTGTCTTTTCCTAGTTTTATCATAAATATCTTTATCAACTTTGCGTGCTGGGCCACCTCTCATATAACTATTAACACGAGCCATTGACCAAGCAGCCATTGGAACATTACGACTACCACTAGATAAATAAGCACCTTGTCCTTTTCTGTACACTTGTGCTAATTCACCATAGGTAAATTTTGTGTCTTTAGCTTTTTCTCTAAGTGTTTTTTTTGTTTTTTCGTTTAGTGGGCTTCTTCTTTTTTTTTGTGACATCTTGATTAACTCGTGATTTTTGTACAGCTTTAATGTCTATGTATTCACCCTTTCTGTATGCTTCTGCTGTTCTTCTAATTTCAGCAGCTTTTTTTGTTCTATTTTTTGACCCTCTCAGATAATTTTCTGGTATTTTACTTTTCTTCTTTTTCTTTTTTGGCATTTTTCCTTGGTTTTGTTGTTTGTGCAGACTGTTTTGCTTCAGACAATCTTTCTGCTAATGATTTTGCCATTATTTTTTACCACCTTTTTTTACTTTTTTCTTTTTCTTGGGTGGTCTACCCATTTTAGAACCATAAGTTCCTTTTCCCATTGGCATGATAATTTAAGCAACTAACAATAGTATAACTTTTAAATTGCTTTTGGATATTTTTTTATTAAATCTGTTAAAGATAATTCTGTGCCATCATCTCTTAATATCTGACGCAGAGCATCTCTTGGACTTTTATTTTTTGTATTTATCAGGTAGTTAAAAAATGTTTTTTTATTTCCAAGTGCTTTACTTTGCATATCAGGATTCTTTTTTAACCAATTAGGATAACTTTCATCTTGCGGAACTCTACCAACAGCACTGGGTCTTGTGTTTGGAAATCTTCTTCTTAAATCTTCATCATCAATAATCGGAACAGTAGTTGATCTGCAATTAAAATGTTGTGGTGGCTCTGGACCTTCACCATATTTAAATTTACGTCCATCAAGACTTCCACATAAAGCTGTTGTTCTAGAATCCAATGTTGCCACATATTCATATTTTTTAGTTACATCTTGATTAGCTGAATAAACAGCCTGACTAGCTATTGTCTGAACTTGATTAACTGAAGTTCTTACAATAGTTCTAACTTGATTATTTGATAAACGCATACCAGTACCACCAGCAAGAGCTTGTGCCCTTGCTGTCATTTCTTGATTAGCTCCAAATCTTAATCTACCTCTAAGACGTCTTGCTATTTTTGCAATTGATTCTCCTTCTGTCATTCCTACATCAACTTCTCTTCTTATAAGTTCTCCTTGAGATATTGCTATACCACGAAAAGCTTTTGATATAACTTCTCCACTAGGTAATGTAATAGCAGCGCCTTTTGCAGCAGTTAAACTAAATGTTCTTCGAACTTGTGATTCAAGTGTTGGCAATGTAAAAACATTAATTCTTGTAGGGTCTGTATAAACTAAACTTCTTGCAAAATCGCCAGAGACTTTTACTGTATTAACATTAGCAGCACCAACAGGTAGAACTTTTTGTAGTTCATTTGCAACAAATTCAGTTTGAAATATAGCCAGACTTTGTAACTGATCTGCCATATATGTAGTTCCTTCTACAGACCAACCTTCTAAACTTTCTTTAAATTGTGCCAACATTGCTCTAATACGAGCAACGGTTGCTGGTGATTTAACCTCATCAATAACAGCCAACTTATTTGTTAAATCTAAAATTACATTATTGTAATTGGTTACTATTTCACGAGAGATTCTATTGCTATACCTATTTAGGTCAATAGCTTCTCTATAAAAACTTTCAGGGATAGACATAAATTACTCGTCATTTTCTTCTTCAGGTTCTTCTTCAGGTTCCTCTTTCTCTGGTTGTGCCATTTCTATCATTCCACCACTTTGTGTAGATTCAATTTCCTCTTCGACATCAAATTCATCTCCTAAAACTTCACCCTCGTGTAATTGTTTTAATAATGTTTGTTGTGTAATTGAACCAGAGGTATAAAGCTGCAACAATGCCTGTATTTCTTGTGGCTCTAATCTTTGTGATAAGAAGTCTCTATTAACAAAACAACTACCAGATTCAGCATTTAAATATTGTCCATGAAATTGTAAGCAGTTATCAATCATATCTTGCATTTGTTGTGCTACAACCATCATTGTTGAATCACCTTGTGATCTGTCTATTCGTTTAGCTTCTGCTGTTTCTGCTGATAACTTTTGACCTAATACAGCAGCAAGACCTAACTCATTTATTTGACCAGACAAAACATCAAGTCTTTTAAATTGTGCATCATAACTTCTACCAGCAGGCTCAATATATTCTGCCCTTCCATCAGAAGGAAAAGCAATAGCTTCTCCGGGTCCAGCAGTTACTTCTTCTGAACTTTGCGGAAACCCATAAAATGCCAACATAGGCACAGCAGATATATGTAACTGATTATCAAGATCAGATTGTATTTGATATGCCTTTAAATTTAATTCTGCAATATCAGCCATCGGTGGTCTTGATTCAAGCAAATTAAGTCTGTTTGCATATGCTACAGAGAATGGTATTTCTTGTAAGCTCATACTTCCTTCATCTACTTTTATAAATTTATTATTTTTGCCTTTTTGATGTATTTCAAAACCACCTCTGGTTAATAACCTTACTTGATCTATTATTTTCTCACCATATAAACCATCTGGAACAGATACTTTTTCTTGTAAACGTAATTGTGTAAGTTTAACTTCTCCTTCTACAATCTCAGTTCTATATCCTAAAATATCTCTTGGTGTATATGTAACCCAATATGGTCTGCCATTTTGTCCTGTTGTTGGAGCATCAACCAATACACCAACATGACCATATCGAACCATTTTACGAGTAGTCTCATAAGTCCAAACATTAAGATCATTACCCTGTAAATCTACGTCAAACAAATGTTCTCTTATTGAATCTGCAGTTTCATTTAATCTGACAGGTTTACGAGTTAACATTCCAGCTAACATTCTTTCCAATCGTAAATAAAAAGGTGGACAAACAGACCTTGCAAGTCTGTTGTCATATGATTCATCTAATTCTCTTGGTTCTTGTGGTAAATATCTTCTATGTCTTTTTCTCATCTGATATGTACCGCCAAGCAAATCTTCTATCAACATCCAATGTGGTTCTTGTTGAAACCATGTAGCATTAGGGTCATTTATTTCTTTACCTTGAGAAGATGTTTCTCTGTCGTAATAATTATAACCTGAGTACATTTTGCTCCAATGTTTACTTAAGTGTAATAAATAATCTTAATAAAGCCTAATACCTGTTTTGCGACCAGCACCCATATGTAACGGATTGAATAAACGCCAAGTAATGTAACCAAGAGCATCATTCATGTGATCGTAACCAGCATCTTTATCTGGATCTCCCTTTTCAGTATAACTTTGAAGTTCAAGACACTCAATTACTTTTATAGCACTTGAATGAATTTGTAGTCTTATTTGACCTTTCCCATTTTCTAATAATCTTTGTACTGAGTTAACTCTATCTCTTACAGGGGGATTAGATAATGCTGATTGATTAACAAAACCATAGCTTTCTAGTATTTGGATGTCGGTTTTCGAAGCGTTTGTGCTTCTGTTTCCTCCTGACGCATCAGGATAGACATAGATTTTTTGTTGCGGATAGCGTCTTTTAATTTCTTGAGC